AGTGTTGTTAATAAAGCAACAGCACACACAGAGCAAACGAAACTCCACATATGAAATAGAGCAAAAGGTCCCTAACGCATTCATATGTTTGTGTGTGCTGTTGCATACTATAATTGTAGCACATCTACACATATAGTCAATGATGGTAAACATTTAGATTACCTGGTAATTTGCTCAGAACTATAGGCATATTATACTACTATATTAACACAAATTACCACATTGTCAACCTCTGCAACGTGCGAAAAATGTGTGTGCTAGGTTGACAGCAGAGCATTGTGTGTTATAATGTAGATACAAATTGATTAAGTTTTTTTCTACCTTTCTTTGAAATACTTAATTGGTTTGCACTTGATATAAGACATATGAAAAGGCGTCTTTTTGCTAAATTTGAGGCGCCTTTTTCACGTTTTAGACCCCAAAACAGCAGTCAAAATATGGTGAGAATGGTGTTTTAGGCTGTGCAAACGGTGAGAACACGGGAAAAATGGTTTTTTACAGATTGATTACCAGAGGCCGCCTCCACCGTGTCGTACGATGCCTGTACCGTGTATTATATCACCCCGCTACACACTTCTTGCCCTGATCTACTGCGACGCAAATGCTGACGCATCTCTAGGCATATCACAACCAATTATGCTGTCTGCTCTATGTATTCTAGGATGTCCTCAACGGGTATCAGTGCAACCAATGGTCCTGCTCCGTGATACTTGGATGATCTATGTTCACCCATCTCCCAATAGTTTCCTGCAGGGTGTCGCACATAAAATATATGACTGTCGCCCACTTGCACCTCATCTGTGTCTGTCTCTAGGCTGTCCGTGATCTGTTGCCTTGCCGCACTTATCTCTTTTTTGTTCATTATGCTGGCTCCTTTGCCGTATTAAACAAGATTTGACCAATCACATTTGTTTTACCAGCAACGCCAAGACTGTTCTTTTCACCTTGTTCAGTCTCAACATAATGGGGCATCAAATCAATCATTTGATTCAACTGCAATTGGGTCTCATTGTCTTCAGTGAGTTTGAGTGCTATTTTCTCTGCTTCAGCACGATCTTTTGCATAGTAGGTCTTCATCTGTTTTTTTCTCCCTTTTTGTTGTTAAACATAGTTCATTATAACACGGCGTACACAAGCGTCAACTGGCAGAAAAATGCCATAAAATGGGGGTTTTTTCAGGGTTTTCTACAACCTACGGGTGAGATCTACTGGAAAATGGGGCGGTGTGTGTAGTTGAATATGGCTAAACAAGAAACGACACCGCCCAGGGGTTCTAAATGTCATTAGAACGAACTGCGTCCAGGTGACTTATAAGTCAAACATCTGCAAGGAGTAAGACAACACCCAAACGCACTTGTATTTATAGGCGGCAACAGCCACCTGAAGATTCGCTGTGCTCATCTTCATTTCCTCAGACTTTATGTAGATTGATTTGCTCAGAGTCCACCTGTTTCCAGGTGGTGACTTTATGTGAGTGGACTCACTCGTCGTTCCAGATGCATCTTTTCACGGGAGGATTATACCAACCTCTAGCATCGCTTTCTTTACATCACGCGGTGGTGTTTGTGAATACCCGTTGTGCCATAATGTGTGTGCCTGTTGACTGTCGCGTTCTTGCTGTTGAGTGCTCCGCTGTGCTGTGTCTGATGTGTGCCTTGTTTGCCTATTCACAAGTATATATCCTAAACACTGTGAATGTCAACGATTATTGATTTGGTTGGTAAGGTAGTCTGCTGTTTGGTTGTCAACGGACCAAAATCACCAAAACTGCCTGATGGTCTTTTTGATTTCCAATTTGTGTGTCTTCACACGATGATTGTGATGATAGAACCAGGTGCAACTGTGCCAGGGATCACCAGGACATTTTGGATTGCCTTTGCCTGCTGGGTTTTGATGATCACAACGCCAATAGCCAAATTGTCGTACACGATCAAGGAACTTGATCTGTTTCATTATGTGGCTATGGTGTGTCCAGTGACTGCTACAAAATTTGACCTTCTGTCTAACTCATTCCTCGCGGCAACCCTCACGTCGTAGTTGCTACCTACTAGGACACCTTGTATGAAAAACTCTGTGTCATTGGTTATGCCTGCTGTGGTAAATGTAGAATCTGAACTCAACTTGAACTGCACGATGTATTCTGTTGTGAAAGGATCAGTGGATGCTGTCCAACTGGCCTTAAGTCGTACCACCGTGCTGTTTGATGTGGTGTATCCGCCGCTGTTGACATTTAAATTTTGTGCTGAACCTGATGCCAGTGTTAGACCTGTTGGTGCCGCCACTGTGAATGGGTCAGGTAGGCTGGTTGTGGGCCTTGTGTAATCTGTGCCAGAGGCATCTATCGCATAGGCACCTGATTGGTGTTCCAATGCTGTGATCTCAATGTTGCCTGCTGTGTTGATACGCATATCCATAATCCTGAACACTGCGTCAAGGCTCAAGTTTGAATTCTGTACCGTTATGAGATCTCCAACCGCTGTGTTTGATGTTGCCAGGTTGGTGGCGAAACTGACCAACTTCTCTGAACGTGATCTCCTCACGAACACACGAGCATACTGCTCTGCTATCTTTCTGTCTGCTATCGTAGGCAGTGTGACCCTCTTCTCCAATCTTATGTTGTTGTCCTGTGTGAGGAATGTGCTGTCATCACTGCTACCTGCCGCAGGAAAAGACACCTCGTTGGGTTCATAATTGGCTGTGGGGTCAATGTAGGTCACGATACACCTGTTGCATTTGTGTTGTTTGGATTCGCCCTCTATCTGCATACCGCCAATGATGTGATCATTGGTCACTGTGAAAACAGTGCTTGGTGATGCAGGTGTGGCCGTGATGTCTGTGTCATCACCACCATTTTCTACCTTTAAAAAATATTGTCCCTGTTGGTATGGCATTATGCCTCTGAAACCTGCCAATAGGATTTTACAGTTGCTCATTATGTTGTTGGCTGTGTCTATCACGCCATCACAGGTGAAAGCAGTGCCTGAAGAACTGTCTGCGTAGGTCACTGTCTGGGCACATTGTTGAGCCGCTGACTTGAAACTGGTCCAGTCAAACACATCGTTGGCCAATCCCTTGCCGTACCTGTCATTCCGTAGATAGTCAACCAATACGTTGACAGGATTCTTGGAATATGCCACCGTGTCTGATGCGTAGGCTGTGCTGTACGAAGCAGGATTGATTCCTGTGACATCTAGGATCTTCCTACCTTGTAATTGCACCCTGATCTGTGGTATGCCTCCTGAGTAAGGATTGTTGTCTGCGTCTTCCTGTGTTTCAATCTTCTTCCATTCAAATCTCACTGCGAGATAACACAGTCCTCGCAATCTATGATTGCTTGTCCAGTTTGGTGCTTCCTGTAGAAGTGTTGACACAGTCTGGTCGTCTCTGCCATCAAAAAATTGTGTTTTCAATCTGTCCTTGTATCTACCTGATCCCACTGTGGCCTGTACACCGTGTGCGTAAGAACTCATTGTGACTTCGTTGTTGTCTATGAAAAGTTTGGTCATTGCGTTGCATTGACCTTCACTCAACACCATTGCAACATATAGATATTGATTGGTTGATCCATTTGTTGATGTGAATACCCTCGTGCCACCAACTTGCCTCTCACCATAGACGATAGGAATGTCTTTGACAGCACCCTCGTCATTGATTAGAACACCTTGGATCGCTTCTGTCTGATCTTGTCCTATGTCGTAGTCTGGTACATCTGTGCTGGCGCCAAAAGGTGAAGTGACCGCTGAAACCACACTGCTGACAATCTTGCCAACTCCCTTGACCACACTCTTAACTGCTTTTGTGACTGATCTTACTACTCCGCCCATAGCCAATGTCCTTTTGTGTGTTGTTTTGTAATTCTTTTAACTTTAAATTTGTCAGATCTTGCCCAATAGATAGGTCTGTTAGCACCCATCATTCTTACACTGTGATTTTTCAACCATTTCATTACATAGAACGCATTCCGTGATGCCACGAAATCAATATAGCATAAGTTGAAACCTGTCATCCAGTCCAATGTGTGTATCTTACCTGTTGTTGTGAACTTGTGAAGCACCTGATTGTTCATATATGCCCAATTGGCAAATCCCCATATTTCTCCGTTGGTTTGGAAAACTTTGTATTGAGCATTCTTGATTGAAGGATGAATGTGTTGCCATAGATCAACATAGGTCAAATGATTATAACGATCAAACTGCAAATAGAATTCAATCACATCATTAGTAATGCTTTTAATGGCGTTTGCTCCAACACAGACGCCTGTATAAGGGTCAAGAATACTTTTTGGGTACCTTTGCTTATTCATTAATTTTTTTCTCCCAAACAAAGTCAATTTGGTTATAGTCTTGACCGTGTAATAAATTTAATTTGGTATTGTTGTCACACAGAATACTTTGGTCTGTGGTCTGGATCTTCTCACAGTTGTTCGCCTGTGCCACTGCCTGTGCATCTCTGAATAAAGACGCATATATCTCTTGTGTTCTGTAGTCACCTGCAAGATGTATCAGTGTGAATAGACATTGTGTTCTATGATTCCAAGGTAGGTTGTGCAGTTGTAGGATATAGAAACCAATCAACTCATCTTTGATCCAAACACATCTCACGATGTTGCTGTTCAGAACAACCAATCTTTTCAAGTGTGTGTTCCAATTCTGTTTGTCAAATTCTGTGTCAACAAAGCCGCGTTCAAAAACTGCCTTGTAGGCCAATTGGTTGAATTTTTCAAAGTCTTTTATGTGAAAGTCTCTAAACTCCATTATTTCCTACCCCATTTTATATCTTTTACTATTTCAGCGGAGAAGTTCATACCAAGGTCGCCACTGAAAATTCTCTGTTGGCTGGTATCATTTGTTCTCCTGCCGTTCTTTCTTTCAAAGTCTGCGAAAAGGCTGGCCACAGTCATCGTCACTGTTGCTGTGGATTCTGTTTCTCTGATACTATAATTCATTATCCTGCCATCAAAAACTGTGAACACATCATCTGAAGTGAAACTGTAATCACTGTCTAGAATGGCTCTATAAATCACCACCCTCTTGTTCATATAATTGTTGTTCAACAACAATGCCACTGTTGTGGTGTCCACTGCTGTGAATGTGAGATCAACCTGTCCCACACGTAGGTCTGAACTTTCTACAATGTTGCCAAAATACAAGAATTGTCCCTGTGCAAGGTAAGTGTTGGTTCCTGAATCAGGTGCAGTCGCACTGTCATAATCTATGTCTATGTTTGAACTGGTGAAATATAGGCTTGTTGAAAGATGTAGTTCTATTAGATCTACACCAAATACACTTGTGGCCCCTAATTTAGTTTCTAAAGAAGATGCTAATTGTCTGCTCATTAGATCTCCTCATTAACTTTGAACTCATATTGGAATTTGCCATCTGTTGTTGTGGCAATCTTGATGTTGTCACCTGTTAGATGAACTTTGAATGGTACATCATCATAGGTGACGGTTGTTGAATTTGTTATGCCTGTCACCAAAGGTGGATATATGTTGAAAAAATCTTCTGATGAAGAATCCATATTGATATCCTCTGTGATCATATAAACTTTCGTGTGATTTGAAAATTTTATTAGATCACCTTTCTTCAGTGTGCCTGAACCACCGTTGCCCTTGACTAATGATTGTCCAGCGGCATAGGTTGCGTTGATTGTGATAACTCCAGATGCCGTGCCTCTTGCATCTGTGACCACAGGTGGTACTATCGTGAAACTTCCTGCCTGTCCATTTTGTGTGACCAAGAAAGAATAATCAACCATTGCATCTGCCCTGTCTTTCTTTGGCGACCGCAGACTGAAACTCCAGTATTGAGACCCAGTCTGTAATCTCTGTGTTTTGCCAGATACGCTCACTGACGTCCTCGTGTTGGTGTTGCTCGTAAAATCTAAAGTTGTGAAACCTGTTGTAAGTGGAAATGTGCCTGACATTATGCTGTTAAACTCCTTTTGCCTCTTTCAGCAAGACCTCTATTGATCAAACCTAGTATGAGTTCTTGTCTTGTAGTTAGTAGTGTGTCAAAGTCAGTGGCATCAATCGTGCTGATGTTGAACGTGACGTTTGTTGAACCGCCACCTGCAACATCTTCTAGTGGTGTGACGTTTGCGGGTCCTGCCACAATTTCTGGACCTGCTTCACCAACAACACCAAATTGATTTGATTGTATTCGTCCTCCATCTGCGAAGAAGCCTCCAAAGAAACTACCTCCAGGTATGAAACTCATCGCCGCCTTGATCAATGCCTGTCGTTTTAGGGCACTTGTCAATTTGTCTGTTTCATTTCTTGCATTTCTAATTTTTTGTGCCAACACATCAAATACAAAAACCTGTAAACCTATCTGGATCAAACCAGATATAAGTTGCCTTAGAACATTCCTTGCAAGATCACCTAATGATTCTTTTAGACTTCTTGCTCCTAACAATGCATCTGCGAAAGCATCACCAATTCCTCTTTTCATTGTGCTGAATAGATTGGTTGTTAATTTGACAGCCTCAGTTATGCCATTGAACTTCTCTTGTGCCTCGTCAAACACCTTGCCAAGTGCATCTCTGTATTTTTGTATTGTTGTTGTTGTGTCTTTTAATTGTTCATTTTCTTTTTTTAATTTTTCTCTTGTCTCGTCTACTTTCTTGACCACTGCCGCCTGTTCCAACTCCATCTCTCTCAAAGACTTGATGTATAACAACATCTTCTTGAGATTGCCATCGTAGGCATCTTCGTTTTCGTCAAGTGTCTTGATCATTAGACCAATTTCATCAGTGGTGTCTTCTGTGGTGTCACCTGTCTGTTTAAATTTTTTCCTTAATTTGTCTGCGGCTGAACTCATCTTGTTGACGCTGTTTTGTAATTTTGCCGCTGTCTCGTCCATACCAAGTGCATCCATAACACCTGCTATCTTGCTACCTTGTCTCGCTATGAAATCTATTACACCTGCGAACATATCAACCACTTTGTCAAATATTGCACCAATCACTGCAACCACCAATTTGCCTTTGATACCTAGTGCAAGGAAACCAATGACACCTAATGCTTTGATGTAGCCTGGTAGGCTGTTTGTCGCTGTGACTATGTTGTTGAATGATCTCTGTAAGAAGTCTGTGACTGGTTTCAGTGCATCAAGAGCCACTGCTGTGCCAATCAATAGTTTTTCAAAATTATCTACTATGGCCTGTCCAAATCCCTGAGCGGCCTTTTCTATGTTGGCAAAGTTGTCTGTCAATGCTTTATCTAACGTACCAACGATCGCTTTCAATCTATCAAATGGCCCTGATTCAGATATGATCTTTCTTATGTTGAAGAACTTATCCTGTACCATTGATTGTAAACCATCTAGGTTTGTGGCTAACGCTGAAGCGGCGCCACCAAACTCACCGTCTGGTCCAAATACCCTGTCAAAGGCTTCTTGTGTTTCTTTTGCTGTGACCTTGACTCCGTCCTTGAAACCAAGTAAGGCCTTGATACCTCTTTCTCTCAAAAGGTCTGCGGCAGATATACCACCTGACAATGCTCTCTGGATCTGTTCTCCTGCAAGCCTGAAGTCAAGTCCTGATATGGCCGCCACGTTGGCAGTCAACTCTAAATTCTTACCTAGTGCTTCTGCGTCTTTTGATACAACCGCCAAGTTTCCTGATGCGGCCGCTATCTCTTCTAGTGTGAAAGGAACCGTTCCTGCGAACTTGCTCAATGTGTCAAATGCTTTGGCACCTTCTTCTGCTGATCCAAAAAGGAATTTGAATCTGGTCTGCAGGTTCTCAACCTGTCTACCAACGTCAATGACGCTCTTGCCAAACTTGCCTATTCCTATACCAACTAAGGCACCCGCCGCTAATCTAGCCGCTGTACCTAGGCCACCAAGGCTACCCCTCATCTTGTCAAGGTTTCTAGTTGCCTGTTGGACCTGCCTACTGTCCGCTTTTAAGACTATGTTTGCATCAGCCATTATCTTTTCTTCCTTTTCATATCACGCATATGCTTCTTGTTTGCATCTGCTTCAAGTTGAAGATAACCTGCCCACAATTCAAGTTCAACGGTAGTGAACTCCATTACTTCTTTCAGACCCTTTTTGAGCCTGTCCGCCAACACCAAAAGGAGTCTTAACTCTGGGTTGGAATGGATTCCTTTGCAGATTCAACTGGCGTAAGGGTTCTTGGCCCTGCACCGTTGATCTGACCTACCACCCTCGTAATAACCGCGGGGTCAGCCTCATTCATCAAAGTCAATCTGTCCGCGTCAGTGAATATTCTTTTCCCATCTGCGTCTCTGGCCTTGATCACAAGACTTTCAACAAGACTGTCAACTATTTTGCCTTCGCTCTGTAGTTGTATGATCCGTTGTTCATCTTTGAATGAGTATGTTTTTCTACAATAGATCTCCATATCCCATTCTTCAACTTTTATTTTTTGCATATCACCGCCAATCGCTGATTGGAAGTGAGTTTTTATTTTGTCTGTTGCTGACATTATCTTTTTCTCCTATATTTGTTAGCAACCTCCCTAACGGCTGGTCGTGTAATGCCTTTAGGTGATTGGTTTGAATATCCATCGTCAAGTCTGCCTATGTAAGGAACATTGTTCCTTATGGTAAATTTAAATCTACCATCTTTTTTCTTCCAGGCATTCCTTGCACGACCAGAACGTACTGGTGTGAACTTCTTCAACGATTTGAAGAGGTCGTTGGATATTGAGCGTACCTTCTTGGCCAAATCCGTTTTAAGACCAGAGATAACTCTTTGTGCTTGGGGTGACACCCTAATACTAATCTTCATTATAGACTTGTTTTAGTTAATGCACCATTACCTTGGAAAGAGATTTCTCTCTCTACCATTGAATCAAAGTTAGACGTGATTGAATCACCTGTGATTAAGATCTCGCCTGATAATTTGACACCTGTTGTTTCGCCTGATGGATATACTTCAATAGAAGCCGCTGATCCGCCCTGTGCTGATAAAAATACCGCATTGTGAGCCGCGTCATCGTCTCTGTGAAATACAGACATCGTACCGCTGAATTGTGCTAAACTTGGCAGATAACTTCTTGAAGTGTCTCCCATTTTAGTTTTTTCAACTGTCGCTGTTTCCTGGTCTATAGTAAAAGATCTAACTTCTGCAACCGCCGTTGGCGTGCCTGATACGTCAAACTTAACTACTCCAGCCTGTCCATCATAAGATGTTGAGTTTGTTGCCATCTTATTTCTCCTGTGTTGTTAGATCTTTTGGACCGTCAAGATCTGGTTTGTTGTTGACCACCGCAGACGCTTTGATTTTATCTTTACGTCCTTTGGCAGTGTTTGACGGAGTAAAGGTCCATCCGTCTTTCAGTCGTTGTTGCATTTGTTTCGCATCAACGAGTTCTGAATCTTGTCCTTTATACATTTCTGTTGGCATTATAAGACTCCTTTTTTGTATTGATATTTGACATCCACAGTGACAACCACCTCACCAAGAGGCAGTTCCCTCTCAATTACATCTATGTTTGATATCTGTGTTTTGACATTGTGAATATTTGATGTGCTGATAGTGATATCTCTGTCTCTGGATACCTCTAATGTTTCTTCAATTCTTTCTATTATTTCATTCTTCAAGGTGTCAACTTCTGTGCCCCTGACATAGCATCTCAATTCATATGATATGACCCCTTCTCTGGCAGTCATACTGACATCTGTTCGTGTCTCGTTGTTTGTCACAACCAGTATCGCAGGAAATTGTGTAATTGCTAATTTTTGAATGTCAAAGAAAACTCTTGATACCTTGCCTGGAGCAGGGTCAGTCATATTCTCCAACTGTTCAACTATGTTGTTTGCTATATCTTCTCTTGCTGACATTATCTAATCAATCTACCTTTATAAAATGCTTGTTTCTCACTGTCCGTGAATGTGCCTGATGAATCTAGGTCATAGTGGACACCGTCTTTCAATATTAAATCAAATTCCTCTTCAAACTTTGCCTTGTAAAAACCCATCTGTTCTCTGAAGGAATCTCCATCAGGTTCAAATGTTGAAAGTTTAGGATAGATGTAATATGCAAGAGTGTGATATACTGCGGCCCTGGTAAATTGTCCTGAATTCAATCTGCTGGGTGATAGTTTCTCGCTACCTCCAAGCACTGATATATCATATCTTGAAAATCCAGTTGTAGGCCACCATTTTATATTCAGTAGTCTGATTATGTCGTCGTAAGTTTTCTCGTGCTGTGCTGACCAATCTTGTATGCCGTATTTCTTGATGTCTGGAGCATACTCCAAAAGGTCTGTATCTGTTGCGAATGTCGCCATTGTAAAAGTCCTTCTTTTAGTTTCTACAAGGTCCTACCTTGTGTATCAGTATTTATTGCGGAACTGCGAAGATGTTATTATCTCCACTGGCACATCAACCTTTTGATCATTAACCACTACTATTTCTTGATGCTGAGCCAATTGTTTTATAAATTTTTTCTGTTGATTGTTGTATTTGCGTTGTTCACCTTTGCCGTAGTCAAACACAGTTTTTAAATTTAGTCCCCAGTCACAACCTAGTATGTAGATAGGTTTGTGTGTGAGTTTTGTGGCAAGTAGCACTGCAAGGCAACCACTGTTCAAGCCTTGTACTGGTTGTTCACCTATCTTTAGCCATTGATCACCAACAGCATAATCAGGCCGTGTGTAATATACTATGCCTTGTTCTCTGTCAATTTTATTGATTACATCTGGATCATAGGCCACAACAAAATCAACAGGCCTAACACGCCTGATGTAATTGCAACCAATCTCAAAACCTCGCTTGGGCAGGTCCAGGTATTGTCGCTGACTGTGTCCGTTGAACCAAACAATCATAGTCGTAAAAAAAGGGGCCAATGTTGCCACTGGCCCCAATTATGAGCAAGATAAACCCTCTTATTAGATTGTGTTATCTACGTCTATTTGAACGCCATAAGTGTTGTGAAGAACTGAAACACCATATCTAGTTGATGCTACTACTTCTTCCGCTCTTAATGAAGCGTCTCTTTGAGTCTCAATGTTTAATCTTTGAGCCACCGCTAATCCTAAAGCGTCTCTGGCGAACACACCACAAGTGGCAGATGTCGCTGAGTTCTCTACGATGTTAGATGTTTCAAACACATCAATACCAGCAATTCTACCTATGAAACCTTCAGACATTGCCTGATTAGTCACAACAAGTGCGTTGCTTGGATTGTTGAATGTGTTAGTTAAACCTGATTTCAATGCGAACAGAGCCTGTGGAGTGAACACACCGTAGTATGGACCTGGTACACCAGCCGCTTTTAAAGTTGCGTATGCTTTGTGTAAGTCCGCCACAGTTAATTCACTTTGAGTGTCTGTTGCCGCGTTGATTTGATTTGTGAAAGAACCAAACAAAGCCGTTAATGCTCTGTCGTGTCTTTTCGCAATCGCTTCACCAAATAACTTACCTAAGTCTGCGATAACATTTGAAGTTGAGTGATTTCTTGACATATCAGTCACCTTCGCCGCTATACCAGCCTCTGTAAGAGTGATGTCAGCCTTGTCAGTTGAGATTGCAGTCATTGATATTTCCGCGTTCTCACCTACGTCTGATGCGATTGTTTGTGTGCCGTATAATGGTACTTGTAATACCTTACCAGCATTTGCAGGAACTGTGAAGTTTTTCACAAGTCCTGGCATAATTGCAGTCTCTGATGCTACGAACATCGCTTCTTGTACGATGGGTGCAATCAGATCATTCAATGATGTCGTGTTTGTTGTTGCTGTTGTCATTTTAGTATGACTCCTTTATTGTTGTTAATTTAAAACGTGCCTTGTGTCTTTCGCCACTCAGCATATTTCTTTCTGTGTTCTGGATTTGTCATATCCAGACTATTAACATCAACTTGAGGAACACCTTCTGTGCCAGTGTTTGATTTAGATCCACCACCTGGTTGACCTGCTTGAACAAAGTGTGGATTGGTGTTTAGGAATTCTGAAACCAACCCATCTATGTTAAGAGGATCACCATTGTCAGTGTATCTAGTCTGTCCTGTCTTGGGATCAATGACTTCAACTTCACCTGCTTCTGACATCTTGACATTCTCCCTAACCAGCCTTGCGACTTGGTCTGGGTTTATTGCCTTCTTGGTTGATGCGGCATTAATCAATGCACCATCTACCTTGATCTTTGTCAGTTCAGATGTCAGTGTTGAAATCTTGTTGTTGAACTTGTCTGCGTTCTCCTTCAACAGTTTCTCAAACTCTGACTTCTCCTTGGCTTGGGAAATTTTTTGCTCTTCTTCCTTCTCCAAGAATGTCTGGTATTTCTCAACGTCTATACCTTCAAACTTCTTTGTGTATTTGGCTTCTGCTTTTCTTCTTACTTCAGCCGCCACAGCATCAATGTCTGCCTGTGTATAAACTTTCGCGGGTTGATTGTCCGCTGTGTCCTGGATCGTGTTAGAGACTGTTTCAGTTGCCCCAGTGGCAGTTTGAACGTCTGGCGATGTCTGTTCTTGACTCATCGTAGTCCTCCTATTGTTATGCGTGGCAGGATTACCACTATGTGTTTATTTATTAGTAAAACTGCTCAAACGAGTCTATGTCCCACTTCTCGTAGTATCCAGACTGCTTTAACTTTTCTTGTGCTTGTTTCAGTTTTGCCATTCCCTGTATCATTATCAGAGGCGCTTTGCCATAACTGAATGATACACCTTTATGTAGTCCGTTATTGGCAGGGTGGTCATACATTATGGCGAACAAAGGATTCTGTTGGTGTGCTCGTTTACAGATGTTTTTTAGTTTTGTTTCTGTTATCTTGTGAGTGAAATAAAGGATGACAATGTCCAGATTGAAAATATTAAAAAGGCTACAACAATGCACAATCTGATCCAACACATTTTCCTTTGCCATTGTGATCTGGATTTTTCTATCTTCAAGAGTCTTTTTTGCAAACGGACAGATTGCCGCTCCACTCGCCTTATGCTTTTTAGCAACAACCTGTCCAATCCACTTCTCAATGTCTTTACTTCCTACGGCCACTTTTCTTACGAGCACCCATAGGAGATTTTCTGCCTGACTTTGAGCCTTTCTTATGCTTCTTGCCTTTGTGCATCTGTCTCTCCTTTTCTGTGTTTGGTTGGGAACTTCTCTGGACGTCCCTCATTTCTTGAAGGAGCATACAAGTCTAGCAGTTCAACGCCTCTGGCGTGTGCCACTCTTTTCAGCAACACACAGGCCTTTCTGGCCCTTGTTGCATTTGTCTTGCTTGGATGCTTCATCAATTTCTCGTAGTGAGTGAAATAGTCAAGGCATAGTTGTTTCATCTGCCTATGTCTGGCTGTCTCCTCTGGTATCCTGTATAATTTTCTAATCAAATCTAATCTGTCTCCACGGTATTGCCACACCGTTTTTGTCTTGCACGGTCTCACCTGAATCTGTGAAGTTCGCTGATCCGTACCGTGTGTAGCCATTGCCTGAGGTCTTCCGCTGATACACTTGGCAAGGTCTTACTGGTCTTCCGTCCACCTCGTACTTTTGGTGATTTGTCTGTTGACCCTTCCTTGACTTTATGCCTGCCATCTTTTACCTCCACGCTCTTATGCTCCAATATGCTGGACTCAATGATTTCTGTCCTTTGACTTTTTTCAGTATGCCTCCAAATCGTGCCAAGAAACTTTTCTTCCTTGCAGGAATGTTTTTCTTGATACGCATATTTGGATCTCCAAATCTAACCACCTGCACACGACCTGTTGATTTGTTCGTGACGTACACGCCAAACTTCTTTGACTTGCCTGGTGTCCTGAATGGTTTATTGAGTGTTATCTTCCTGCCCTGGTACTCCGCCATCTGTTCCTCCAAAATATCTTGCTATCTCAGGATGTAGATTTAGGATGTCTTCGTTGCTCAATCCCTGTTCAATCATCTCTCTCATATGTGCTACCATACCTGATGGATTGGTCATTGCATCGTGCTGGCCATCGTCTGCTATTTGGTTCTGCATCTCTTCCATCTCATCTTCATCTTTTGCAAGTAATTCAATTGTTTTCTGATCAATAATAGATTTTACATTTGGAGTCGCTGTGGCTGAATCTCTTTGGGCACTAGCGGCTTTGTTGATTATATCCATATCAAGGTTTTTATCTCTGATATGGAAAGCCATTGGGTATTTGATTTCTCCGTCCCAGGCCTGTCCTTGCCATAGACTGAATAATCTAAATATTTGTTCTTCTGATAGTTCCAAGTTCTTTGCCTTCTCACAAAGTTTGGCATCCAACATTAAAAATTCTGATTGCATAGCCACACCTGACATCTGTCTTGTCTCAATCGCTCTGATTGAACCCATATGTGCCATCCTGTCAATAGACTTCACAGTCTCGTCCATAGTTTTTAGTATGGCTTCAAGATTACCACCATTGGGTTGTAGTAGGTATGGTTTTAAATTTGGATCTAGTTCTTCTGGCATATCAATAACTGCACCTGCTCCTGCCTGTGCTGAAACTGATCTTGTTTTGACCAATGAAGGGTGGTTAGTCAAACTTACCAATTGTTCTGCTTCGCTGTATAGGTTGGCAAGGAATCTCTGACTCTGTGCCACACCTGAAATGTCTGAAACACCAATACCTCTGATTGGACCTTTGTTGGCATAACACCATACCGCTGGTACCTTGCCAAGGTTGTTTGGTCTTGTTTCAATCTGTTTCATTGGTTCTTTGACATCATCGCCTGTGTAAGAATATAATTCAATTGCATCTGGTGTCCATTTACGGATGTAGAATTCACCCTGTCTCTGGTAAGGTCTCTCATCCTGTTCCAACAACATAAGTTCTGCTATCTCATAATGTCCGTTTGGTTGTCTGATAAACTTCCAATTTAAAATGTTCTCTGGTGTGTAGATCTGACAGAAAGGTCTGATGCCCTGAGCCAACTCTTCTGCACGAGTGCCAACCACGGTCTCTGGTCTGTCAACCAAAACCACGCAGTGTCCATATATTGAACTCTGTACATTGACATCTCTCATAAAGGCCTCCCAACTCTGTCCTTCAAGATCAGCGTCTTTCAAGAACTGTTCTACCTCTGGTGTGTCTTCTAACCAACCAAAATCTCTTTTAGGTTGTTGTCTGTATAAGAATGCGTTGTATGTGTGAATGATTGAACGGCAGTGATTGTCTTCAGCCGCGTGTGATAATCTTGTAAGGTATTCACCTTCGTTCTCGTACTGATATCTCTTGAGGTATTGTCCTCGCTTGTATTCAGCACCTCCAAGATAACTTCTCTTTAAAAATTTCCAATGATTGATGTATGTGTCATAGTCTTGGTGTACAGGTAATTTGATGCTGTTGCCTGTGGCGTCTGTGAATTGTGTGCCTGTCAAACCGTATATGTCTTGTGCCATTATCTAATAACTCCTGTTTTAACACTGAACCTTTGAGGTTCGTCCGTTTCGTATGCTGTCCTGATTGGGTAAAGAAATGAAATCAAATATCCTAGTGCGTCATTCATATGGTCAAATCCTTGCGTCTTGTCTGGCAACACGGTTCCCTCTTTATATGTGTGTTTGCTAACACTATTTAACAGATTCTTACAGGAAGGATGTATGAATACTTGTCGCTCGTCTGACGCGGAACATAACTTGGCATTGACTGAATTTACACGATCTCTGATTGCCATATGCCTTGGTGGTACCTTACAGATGAAGCCTGCATTTTGCAAAATGCTTAAATCTGTTCTGCCACCTGCTGAAGTTTTTCTCTGCCTTGATGCAGGATCTGGATACACAAATATCTTCTTGCCAGGATATCTACGATGTATCTCTTGGCACAGTTCGTCTGTGTTTGAACTCCATATCGTTATTTCATCAAGCACATAAACCACGCCGTTTTTTATGTGTGCCACAACAGCACTCATAGGATCAAGGTTGAAGTCCATTCCTATATGAAGTACGTTGTTGTCAAGCGGTTCATCAAAGTGTTTGACGTTCTCACTCATTGAGAAACCGTAGTATATTATTCCTGAATATGTCTCCCAGGTTGCTTGGTATTCTTGCCTAAATGTTTTGGTATCTAGATCTCTCTTGGCCTGTTCAATCTCGCCAGCATCAACAAAACCACCATCAATGGTTGTGAACTGATAACTGCTCCATTCTTTTTCAGTTGTATCCTGTCCCCTCTGGTATAGGTCGTGAAACCAATTCATACCTTTTGGTGTGCCACAGAACACCGCACTGCCTTTGGTGTCTGATAGTGTGGGTCTCAAAACTTCTGTCCAGGCTGTTTCATCAATATCAGCACATTCATCTAACACCATAAAATCAATACCAACACCCCTCAATGAGTCCTTGTTGTCAGCACCTCTTAAACATATCCTAGATTGATTTTTAAGTTCTATTGTTAGTTCTGCTTCGTTGATTTTTTTGACCCAACGTAGGTCTTTCAATATCTGTTTAAGTTTGACCCAAGCAATTTGTTTTGCCTGTCTGTATGAGGGGCAAATCATCCACACTAATTTTTCTGGCTCTCGTGCATAATAACAAAGTTCTCTGATTGCCAAAGTAGTCTTACCAAATCTTCTGCCAGTGACCAATACCCTGAATCTGGCTTGATCATCCGCTACCTTGCGTTGCGGTGTTGATAATTTCATATATTGTAATTATATGGTGACTATTTGTCTTCCCACGGTAATGGTGCCGTTGACTCTTCGTCTGTTGGTGAATCCTGTTGGCCAAGCCAATTTTTTCCCAAAAACATAAGCATACGAGCATCGCCCGCCAATGCCTTTTCAAATTGTGCTCTTCTCAAACTTTTCTTACCTTCAGCCTTGCCCTTCTCTATAAGGTTCTTGAATCTCTTTTGTAGTGTGGTCACTGAAGTGCCAACGCAGTCTGCTATCTCTTCATAGGTGCAGTGCATTGACGCCAATTTAAAAATTAAATCGTGATCTAATTTGTATGATTTCTTCTGTGCGTCCATTATAAACTTTTATCCTCGCATATTATTCTAAAATGTCTTGCGTCAGTGTCACCATTGCTTGTGACAATCTTGCAACGGATGTTGTACACATTGCCAGCGGTGCCACCCTGTAATCTTATGTTGACCAACTTGCCACCTGTGACTGTGATGTCCGTTGATGCGTTGGTAGGATGAACCAAAGGATCTGCGTCACCAGTTGGTGCTGTTATTGTCACCGTTGGCGTACCAGTAATGCTGTCTCCTGATGTGAGATAATCCGTGAAGTCAAGACCATATTGGATGTTTGACTCTGGATCTTTTGTTATGAAAAGACCATCGTTGTCTTTTTTGAATCCTGTTAAATTTGCCATTAATGATTGCTCCTAACTCTTGGTGTTGAAAATGCGTTTGTCATTGGTGGTATATTCAATTTTAAACTCCGTGTTTCTTGCGGAACAAGGTGTGCCCTTGTTTCTGCACTAACGATATTTACTCTATTTTCTGCCATTACCAATGTTTGTCTATTTTCCACAGGCAATACGATCGTCCTTGTTTCCGCATCAACCTTGATTGTGTTGAAAGGATCTGCTTGGAAAAACAGTCTGCCAACCTGTAGTGTGCTGGCAAATGCAGTCAACGCCGCCAAACCTCCTGGTTTGAACAAAGGAATTAATGCAGTAGTTGTAGTGACTGAGAAGTCACCAAATCCAGCAGGTTTGAAAGTTGGCGTTATTGATATTGATGAAGAAACATCAATGTCAGCGAATGTATCTGTGATGGCACTCGCCGTCAATATTGTGTTGAATGCTCCTGTTATGGCAATAGGTGTGTCATCAAGTGCAAATTTTAAACCAACTGACAAGGTAGGTGTGAATGCACCTGTCAATGCCGCACTGGCTTCTAACAATCCTTGTGCAGTCGCTTCAAATGTAGTTGTTGCACTAACACTGGCCTGTGCTGGTTGATTCAATGCTACATCTTCTGCTAATGTGAAAGCACCTGTGTATGTGACAACATCACCAAGTTTGAAAGTTGGTGAAAGTGTGATACTAGAATTGGTGTTCAACACATACGGTGTCTCCCACACATCATCTGGCCAGTTGTCCCAGGTCTGTTCATTACCAAGCCAAGTTGACACAGGCCAGTCATCCCAGGCTGTTGTGGCCAAGAAGTCCCAAGTGTATTCACCTTCTTCAAGTGCAAAATTGTCAGCGGCGTATCCTACTTCAAAGTATGTGTTTAGATTGAATGAATCCCATATGTAATCACCTGTGATATCAAATTTGATACCAGCCGCTGTGGCGGTGCTGGTGCTGGCTGTCAGTGTTTCTAATGTACCAATCTTGAAACTTGGTGTGGCTGACAGGCTGGTGCTGGCAGTCAAAGTTTCATTGTCTAACAATGTTAAATTGGCAGTTGATACCAGGAACAATGAAGTGGCATCTAGTGTTTTTGTGAAACCAAGTTTGAAACTAGGTGTCACTGACAGACTTGATGTAGTTGCTAAATCAGTCTGCGGACATATCTTTGTGTTGACGCTGTCTTCACTGACACTTGATGTTGTTGCAAGTGTTAGGTTATCTAAAAAAAATTCTTGGTTGGCGACCACAGCCATCGTGCTGGTTGTCGTCATTGTTGGAATGGTGTGATCGCTGTCACTGCCATCCATTTCTATGTCTAATCCTTGATAGTGTAATACCGTGCTTGTTGTAGATTGATTTATGTCAAATATCTGTTGTGGATTGGCATAGAAAGTTATACTGCCTTCTCCACCACCCCAGTCTGTGGTTATCTTGATGTCTACCGTTGATGTACCATCTCCAACCATAGCGGTACTATTGTCAAATGTTGGTATCCAATCACTGAAACCAAAACCTGGTGGACTGAAAAAATTAAAGTCCTCCACGTTTGATACTAGCGAAGGATTTATATGTCCGTCAAAGTCAAAATCACTGCCTGAATGATAAAGTGTGCCCCTGCCCTTTGGTATGATCTTCTCGCCACGGAAACCATTTCCTGAACTGTTGATCTGTGTGAAATTGAATTCTTGGGGGTTGATGCTGGGTGGTCCACCATCCCAATTACCTGGTCCTGCTTTTATATTGATGTTGAACGTGCAGGAGGCACCACTGGCATTTTCTGTGAAAGTCCTCACATAGTAAGCAATGGTCTGCACATAAGCGGCACAACGGCTTGTAGGAATACCCCTGTATGGTATCAACATACTGACAGGAGTGCCACCTCCGTAGTCTGGTGCACCTATGGCTTTGCCATCATCGTCATTGGTGAATCTGATTGAAAGTGTTTGAGAAGTTGTGTTGCTGTGTGAAAGTGTGACTTTCTGTGAGCCTACGTTCCAGGCCTGACCTGTGCCCAATGACCTCCTGTCATAGGGTCTAAAGGTTGGTTGTTGATACGAACCTACATCACCATCGCTGTTGACACCACCTGAACCATTGTGGATAGAACTATTGCTACTGGCGAATTTTATGTATCGTACTGTTCTGTTGGTAGCCACGGGAGATCACCTCCTTGATTACGCAAGAGATACGCTTAAATTTCCAGATGATATTGTGAATTGGTCACCACTTGATACAGTTTTTGAAGTTGTCAAGGCACCATAGAACAACACGTTGCCACTTGAACTCTGATCCATAATCGCTATGTGTGTCACAATGTTTCCTGTAGATCCTGCTGACTGATAGTTGGCAGTCGCCACTGGAAATGAAACTGTTGCGTTGGAACTGATTGTGCCATCTGTTGACGCACCTGCGTTTCCAAATGTGATTGACTGTCTCGCATATGAACCTGCGTTGATTTCGTAGTATCCAAATTTGCTCGTCGCATCTGTACCTGATGTGTTTGCCTCAAGGGCCGCCGCTAAATTAGTGACCTGTGTAGAGTTTGCCGTTGTGAATAGGGCAACATACACTGTTCCTGGTGCACTGAAATTACCTGCGGTCTGTCTCAAGACGTGATCTAATAATTTATTTTCTAAATAATCGCTTGCCGCTGTCATTGTTGTTTTCTCCTTTGTTATATAACAATGTTATTTATTGCTGTTATGGTTTGATCAATCTCATCTTTACATCGTTGTAGGTCAATAATGCCGCGCCATCGCCCCAACGACTCATACGACATTTCTCAATATTGAAACTCTCACTTATCCTTGTTATCTCGCTCAATGTGTTTGTTGATTTAACGAATTTTAATATTATCATATTGCCTGAATCCTGTAAGTGTGCGAACAGGAACACATCATTGTTGGCTCCAACGAAACAACCTGATGGTGATAGGTCTGTATCAGCACCTGCTGAATAGGTCAGTGCGTTTGAACTTGTAACACTGCTGTCGCCTGGAGTGTAGTGATGTATCCTTAATTGGCCCGTGCCTGATGCCTTTCTTTCAAAGAACATCGCTGTGCTGTTGAAGTCCGTGGTTTCAAAGTGACTGGCTCCTTGGTTTCCAAAATCAAATGCATTAGAAGTGCTTGTGTTAAGATTCAAGGCCACTGAACTGACACCTGATATGGCAGTCAATGATTGTGATCCTGTGGTAGTGAGATCCACTTCACAGGGCACAACACTATTGATATTACTGCTTGGTGAGTTTTCAATGGTCTTCCATTGTATTACTGTGTTGGCGTCTTTGAATCCATTAACCATCCTTGCGTTGTTGTAGAACATATCACCAGTAGAAAACGTTATGCCAGTTGAATTGCTGGTGCTTGAACTGTTGCCGTTGTCAGTGACTGTTAATATGCTTGTGGCTCTTTGTCTCATATGCACATATTGATCTGTGCCTGGTCGCCTATACATCCTACCACCATTGCCTTGGTCTTGTGCAGAGTTGAAGGTGTCGTGCCTGGTCACTGTGGCGCCTGATATAGAAAATATGTTTGCTGTGTTGTTTGGTGACGCTGGTGAGAATGCGTAGATGTTGCCTGAATTGGTTGGCACGATGTTGGCATTGAAACCTGAGTAGGTAGAAGAATTTGATGTTGAAATCGTCTGGTCTTGGCTGGTTATTGACAGTGTGCCTGAATTGTTTCTCAACACATCGTATCTTATTAAGTCATTGCTGGATCCACCAGCATCAGTGATGTGCATTGAAACGCCATACTCATCGTTGAACGCCGCGAAACCTAGGAAACCCTGAACCGCCGCATTCCTTGTGAATGTTTGATCGTTGCTACCATCGTAGTTTAAAAATTCATTTGCACCTGTGGCTGTTGTGCCCTGTGCTAGTATGCTTTTGGCGAATCCTATTGGCATAGTGCTCCTACGCGAATGCTTTGGCTATGTTGGCTATCTTGTTGGTGCCATCGTTGAATATTGAAACTACATCTATCGCATTGGCGGCTGTTGATAGTGTTGGTGTGCCTCCCGCAAACTTGGTAGATGCGAAAGCACCTGTCCTTGAACCTGTGCCATCCTGTGTTATGATTATTGTCACACTACCGCCTGTTGGTAGATTTGAGATCGTAAATGTTGTGTTGTGTGCCAAGGTCACTGTGTGGACACTCGCCAATGCGGCATCAACAGTGATGCCTGTTGAACTTGTCAATGCGTTTATGTCTTCCTGATATCCAACATTGAATCTTACCGTTGCGTTGTTGTTGATTACACCTGTGCCTGCAGGATCAAGTGTTATGTCTGCGTTTGAAGGTGATGTTATAGTTGAACCTGTGAATGTTATGTCGCCTGTGCCTGTAAGATAACCTGCGTCGTTTGTGAACATTGATACAGCACCTGACTTGTTGGTCAGTGTGTCTGAACTTGATGCTGTTATGAAACTTGATGTGACTGGACCATTGATTGTCAATGTACCATCTGAATTTGTTGTTGTGGTTATGTTTGTGCCACCCTGTATGTAAAGGGCACCACCATCTGCTATGGCGATGCCTGCTGAGTCATCACCTGAAAATGTTATGCCTGATGATGTGCCTGTGGCATCAGAGGCCAATTCAAATCTTGCGTTTGATGAGTTGTATTTTAAAATCTGGTTTGCTGAAGGAGAATCTATGTTGAACATATCAATGATTGCATTGACGTTGTCAACATTCTGCTTGATGTCTGGTCTTGCCAGTCTAGGTGAATCTGTACCTGCGTCTAAATTTGTTGTTCCTGCTTTTGTTCCTGCGGGCCAAGTTGCCATTGTGTTAGTCTCCTTTTTGTATATTTACTTAAACTGTGTTGGTCTTTATAATCCTATAATAGTTGCCACAGGTCAAAACTGCCACACCATTACCTAATCGTGCCAATGCCATCCTGCCTGCGTTGGGCACGGTTCCTAAATTGATTGAGTCTGCCACCCTTGTTATCAAGGGCATATCAGAAGTCTGTTCCTGTAATTCAAAAACACTGACGTATGCTGTTGTGCCCTGTCTCCAGGCCACGCCAAAGTAATCGCCGTGTAGGTCGCCTATGCACACATCTTCTGCATCAAAGCCTGTGTTTGAACTGTCACTTGTGGTAGTGCTTGAAACAATCTTGGCATTGGTGCTGTGTGTGTTGTTTGCTGTGACTTCATCAAATCTAAACATCTCTGCCACGCCACCGTCGTGGGCAGTAGGATTGTATTGTGAACTTGCGGTCTCTGTGGTGTCACTCATTGCTGTGACGTACAGTGTTCCGCCGTTGGTGCCTGTCTCATCACCATACACCTGTACCATACTGTCGTTTTTAACCATACTGACATTGTTGTCTGGTTTGGTGTTGTTTGAACCACGTCCAGTGGGTGTGTAGTATTTGACATCAGAATCTGATCTATAAGTGTTTTCATTGTGCAAGGTGAAATTTAGGCCTGAGCCACCATATCCACCACCACCGTTATTGGCGTAGTGGTCAAGCAAACCCATCTTGAACACGTTGTCTGATGTTGTGCCATCATCGTCAAATATGTTCAATGACATAAACAGCCTCTCAGTCTGTCTCTGTCCAATCAAGCCGCTGAAGTCTGTGATGTTGTCATCAGGTTCCAGGTGTTTCCTCATCCTGTGCAGGTGTGGTACTATATTGTCCTTGTTACCCATTGATCCGCTGTTGAAATAGGTGTCACCATATCTGTTTGCACTATCGTGTTCACCGCCATAGTTTGGCTGTGTGCTGGGCGATGTGATCAAGCCTGCAAGGCCTGAACCGCCACTGTTGCTTCCGTTGGCTGTGTTGTATCTGAATGAATAATTGCCTTTTAGCCACACGTGTGCCGCGGCTCTGAGTTCGTCATCGTTGGCTGTGTGCATATACCAAACAATCATATCTGCGTGAGAGTGCCAGAAGTGTTCAGTGTAATTGTAGGTGCCGCTTGGTGAACTTGAGCCACCTGATGAAGTGGTGGTCTCATAAACCGTGCAGTCCCAGTTGTCGTTTGGCAGACTTGAGGCCAGTCCTGATATCTTGCCTGAATCTGATAACTCCTGATTGAAAACCACTATGGTTCCGCTGTCAACATTACTGGTCAACACCATCTCCGCACCGTTGTTGACCATCTGCACCTTGTTGGTGCCAAGGTTGTGAAATGAACCCAATGTGAAATGTCCTGCTGTGGCATCATCCGTGTCTGGCACGAACTTGGCTATGGTCTGTGTGCCATTGTTGTCCACACCCATAAAGAAACTGCCTGAACTGGACAGGCCAACTTTCTTGAATCCTTTTATGGCTTGATATGTGGTTCCCAATGCTGATGAATCATCCTTGATCCACTGTTGCCAGGCTGTGTCATTGGTGCCGTTGTATGTGCTCCAATCCCTAGTCCTGCCTGTGCCTCCACCCAGTGAGCCGCCTATAAAAACTGCTCTTCCTACTCCAGGAAATGTCATTCGTACTCCTTAACTATAAACTGGACCAAGTGTCCAATAGTAAGTGTTGCTTGATCCGTTGTATCTTGAAAATATGTAAACCGTCTGTATGTCATTTGCACTACTTACTGAACTTGAATTGGCACCGTTTGCGAACTTGAATGTCTCGCTACTGCCTGGTGTAAACGTCATTGTTCTTGAACCTGTGCCGTCTTGCACAAGATAGAGAGTGACACCAACTGACTGTGTTGTGCTGGTTGGGAAGTTGCTCATCGTGAAACTTGTTATGTTGGCACCAAGGGTCACAATCTGTAAGTTTCCGTTGTCAAAGTCCACTGTGTATGTGCCGTTGCCTGAATGTGATGCCGTGTATGCACCTTCATTGAATTTCTTTATTGCACCAAACCGTTCATTCGCACTTTCATCTTCTGAATAGAAGTTGTAGGTTTCACCACTTGGTGTGACACCACCTTTAGCGGCATAGAAAAGGTATTCGTTTGTAAGATTTTTTGTTCCACTACCATCAGTGCTACCACGAACGTGCATACCATAGGCGTTAGTGACTGTTGTTGTCTTGCCTGATGGTGCGGCTTGTGATATGGCAAATCTACCACCAAATTGATTTGTTTGCGTGATGTCACCATTCTGCAGATCAGTGCTCCAGGCCCCAACCTCTGACCATAAACTAATACCGTTGTGTGTTCCAACTGATACACCGTGACTAGAAGTGTTAAGTGTGGATGTGTTGAAGAAATGTCCTATACCACGACTGGTTCCTGTGTTCGTTGAGTCAAGACCGTTTTGGTCAACCACTGCGTTGAATTGGTTTCTCCATCTACAATTTGAACTGCTGGAATCTGATCCTGTCAGTTTTACGTACATTGAATTATTTCTATATGCTCTGTTGCCGTTTGCATTTTCAATGTAGTCTGCAATCCTGGTCATACCTGCATTTCTTGTTGCCGTGGTTGCGGCAGAACTATACGTATCTTCTCTGTAATCTGCAAATGTGCCTGCAGGGTTGAGCACTATGCCACCTGTGCCTGATGTTTGAAGAGTAAGGTCACCATTTGAAGGTGAACTGATTGTTGAACCTGTTATGGCAAGGTCACCTGTGGATCCGCCACCACCACTGATAGTGATAGTTTTTGTGGCACCTGTTCCTGATGCTGTGACGCCTGAACCAACAAAGTTAAGGGTAGTTCCTGCTGTGGACAGTGCTGAACCCTCATCCTGTACTGTGATTCCACTGCCTCCTCCAGAAGCGGCCAATGTGATTGTGTCACCTGACGCACTGGTTGTGATTGTCATATTAGAACCTGCAACAAGAGTCAACGTGTCTGTTGCTGAATCTGCCACTACATCATCTTGTCCTGATACTGATATTGTTTTGAATGCGTTTGCGGCACCGCCACCTGAACCTGAAACCTCTGAATCAACATATGCTTTGATAGATTGCTGTGTTGCCAGTTGTGTGGCACTGTTGCTGGCCATATTGTCTTCGTCTAGTATTGCTGTTCCTGAAACACCTGTGTTCAACACTGGTGATGTCAAAGTTTTGTTTGTGAATGTTTGTGTTGCTGTGGTTCCAACAATCTCTTGATCTCCACCTGCTGGCAACGTCAGTGTGTTGGTGACTGAAGCACTGTGTGGTTGTGCTATCACCGTCTGTCCGTGTGAGTTGTTTTCACAGTTGAATATCAATGTTCCTGGATTCGTGTTTCCTTTTAAAACTGTCTTACCTGTTCCGTTTGGAGCAAGTTCTATGTTGGCATTTGATGTTGTGACAATGTCTTGTCCGTTGACATCAAGGTCGCCACCTAGTTGTGGTGATGAGTCTTCAGAAAGGTTGTTTATGGATACTGCCTGTGCCCTAGCATCTGTGTAGTATAGATTTGATGAACCTTCTGTTATTTCATCTGTGTTGTCTTTGGTTGCTATCTGTGTCGCGATATAAGCCTTGACTGATTGCTGTGATGGTGGCCTAGTTGCTGAGTCTGTTGAGAAATTGTCTTCATCAATAAGACTTAGGTCACCTGCGTCAACGTATGCCTTGACACTCTGTTGACTAGGTAATCTAGTTGCACTGTTGGATGACATATCATCTTCGTCAATCAACGCCGCCGTGATCCTAGCATCTGCCCTTGTGTTTGTGAAGTAAAGGTTAGATGAACCTTCTGTGATTTCATCTGAATTATCTTTTGTGGCTATTTGTGCATCTACATAGGTCTTGATTGCTTTTGCAGAAGCAAGTGTAGTATCTGTACCAGCCACACTTGAAATATCTGTGTCTAGTACACCTGATTTTAGATCAGCAACATCTATGTTTGAAATACTGTTTCCTGTTGCCTCTACATCAAATGTTTTGTTTGTGAATGTTAGGGTGTCACTGGCTATGTTGGCATCTTGTGCATCCACATAGGCCTTGACTGATTGCTGTGATGGCACGTGAGTTGCACTGTCTGAAGCAAAATTATCTTCGTCTTTGAGTGCATTTGTTATCCTAGCGTCTGCCCTTGCATTCGTGAAATATAAGTTCGTTGATCCTTCTGTTATCTCGTCTGAATTATCTTTTGTGGCTATCTGTGCATCAACGTATGTTTTAATCGCTTTGGCTGATGCTATTGTGTCATCACTGCCACTGACACTTGAAATGTCTGTGTCCAACACACCTGACTTTAGATCCGCCACATCAATGTTTGAGATACTGTTGCCAGTGCCTTCAACATCAAATGTTTTGTTGGTCAATGTTGTTGTTGAACTTGCTGTTATGAAACCTGATGTGTCAGGACCAGTGATCGTCACTGTGTCTCCTGATACCGCAGTTGTTATGTTAGTACCACCTGCTATCTTCAAGTTGTCATTGTTCTTTGTGCTGAAAGTCACACCAGATGAATCATCACCAACAACCGTTATGTTTGAATCTGTTATGAAACCTGCACCATTTGTCAGTTGGTTGTTGTTGCTTGGTATGGTTGGTGTTCCAGAAAGATCTGAATATGCACCTGAAGTTGCCACTGTGTTCAAACCTAGGTTTGTCGCGGCATTTGTTTTCTGTGTAGAAGTCAATCCTTGGTTGTTGACATCTATTCTTAATCTGTTGCCCAATGATGTTGAAGTTGTTGTGGCGAAGTTTGAGTCATCTCCCAATGCCGCCGCCAGTTCATTCAATGTGTTCAAGGCACTTGGTGCTGAGTCAACAACGCCTGCCACCTCTGCGTCAACATATGCTTTCACTGACTGCTGTGATGGTAGTTTTGTTGCTGAATTAGAAGACATATTGTCTTCATCAACAAGTGCATTTGTTATCCTAGCGTCTGCTCTTGCATTTGTGTAATAAAGATTCGTTGAACCTTCACTTACATCATCTGTGTCTCCACTCAATTCACTTAAAGCGTCTTTTGTGGCTATCTGTGCATCTACATAAGTTTTGATTGCTTTTGCAGAAGCAATGGTGTTGTCTGATGCTGAAACACTTGATATGTCTGTGTCCAACACACCAGAAGCAAGGTCTGCCACTTCTAAATTTGTGATACTATTTCCTGTACCATTGGCATCTATGGTTTTGTTCGTCAATGTCAATGTGTCTGATGCTATCGCGGCATCCTGTGCGTCTACGTATGCTTTCACAGACTGTTGTGATGGCACGTGAGTGGCACTGTCTGAAGACATAGTGTCTTCATCTTTCAATGCGTTTGTTATTCTTGCATCCGCTCTTGCGTTTGTGAAATATAGGTTGGTAGAACCTTCTGTTATCTCATCTGAATTATCTTTTGTGGCTATTTGTGCATCTACATAGGTCTTGATTGCTTTTGCAGAAGCGATTG